CGGCCTCCCCGGCTTGGAACACCGCCGAACCGGGCTCCTGGTGAAAGAGGCGAAGCAGAGCGCACAAGGTTGCCGGAGGCGGACCCGGCCGTGAAATCCGCTGAGTAAAACTTCTCAACACGTTGAGTATCCCGAGAGGAGGGGCCCCCATTTTGAGTTCAGACCGTTACGCCCAGGGTGCGTTCGAGAGCCTCTGCTTCCAGCGCCCCGAGGGTATGTATAACATCGGCCAGGCCAGGGTCTCCCTGGTGCAGTTCATCACCGTCTACGGGGCCGACGAGGAGTCGGTCTTCGTCCGCTACATCGCTTATGTCGACGAGAGGGATGCGGACAACCCCCTCTCCGGGTCCCAAATCCCGCAGTACAGCCACAGCGCCATCAAAAAGGCGGGGTACACCCCCATCCATGAGGCCGATCTTCCCCGGTACTACCGGATAGGTCGGACGGAAATCTGCTACCGGTCATAAGGCCGGAACCCTTGAGAGGAGCGTGCTTGTGATGACCAAGACCGAACTGAAGAAGTGGCAGAAAGCCCGTAGGGCCCTTGCGGCGGCGAAGAAGGCGGTGGAGGACCTGGGGATCGGCGGGGAGGTCAAGCTGACCGAGCAGTTCGAGAAGGACATCTCGCAAACGCCCTGGCTGGATGACCTGGGGTTCCACCCCAGCGCCACCCTCACCGTCGGGAAAATCACGACCGGGGAGACCATCCGGGAGGTCCGCCTGGCCATGAACCCCATGTCTTTCCTGGGAAACACGCTGGGCTGGATGGCCGACTCGGCCAGCGCAGTCATCGAAAAGGAAGTGGGCCCCTTCTAGGGGCCCCTTTCCGGGGGCGGAAGTCATGAGAATTTACACGAAAAAGCGAATCCACCTTTGGGGAGGGTTGAGGATGAAAATCTACACCGGTTCAAAGTACCTGACCATCGAGTGCCAGGGGGCCCAGGGGCGGCACCACAGTCTCGTGGTTCCCTTCGACGAAATCTTTGAGGCCCAGGTTGGAACGAAGTGGTTCATGGGGTTCAGGGAAGAGCCGAACCAGAGTTGCACCAAGGAAGGCCTGATGCTCGTCGAGGACCTCGAAGGGTATCCCGAGAGGCGGCGTCTGGCTTTCAACCGCTGGACCTTCGACGACAAGGGTACCGCCACCCAGGACGGATTTTTCTTCTGGCTGGGCCGGGGCGGCGTGATGATTTTCTAGTTTTCTAGGAGGTGTCCGACATGACGAAGACGAAGACCCGCCAACTGAAAGAGATGATCCTGAAGATCGAGGCCGCCCTCCCGTACAAGGATTGGGAGCGGGAACGCTACGGCCTGGCGAAGAAGCATGTCTGGACCTTCAACCGGCTCCAGTTCTTCTGCGACCGGCTGGCCGAGTTCATGGCCACGTCCAGCGTCACACTTTACCAGTTCCCCGTGAAGGGTGACCGGTGCTGGACCGTCAGCTACTCCCCCTGGGGGGTCACGGCCCCTGGTGACCGGGGTTGGTTCAGGACCCCCCTGGAAGCCCTCCAGGGTATCCAGGGGCTCCTGGAGATGGGGCTCTGGTACGTCGAGGAACAGCCCTATGCGGACATCCTGGGCAAGTGAAGCGGTGGAGGTGGGGGCGGCCCTTCTCTGGGTCGCCCTCCTCCTCTGGGTCTGGTACCAAGAGGCTTTATGGCTTGTATCGAAAGGGTGATGACCATGTTCAAGGGAACCTTTATCCACGGGCCCCGTGGGCCCAAGTATCGAGTCGGGAAGTTCGAGGTCTACAAGGGCCGCCTGGTCGGCTTCGTGGTGGCCAACGAGACCGAAGAGGTCCTCTACGTGCCGGACATCCGCACGGCAGTCCGTATCGCCGATGACCTGGCGGAAGAGGACTACAACGGGGTCCTCTTCACGGTCAAGACTCACGTCAGGAACTACTGGCAAAAGGCCTGGTGGCACGATTTCAAGGCCTGGTGCGACCGGATGGCCGTGGAGAAGGCCGTGGAGGCCTGGTCATGAAGCTGGCCCAGGTGCCGGTGCGGCTCACGCCGGAAATGGCGCACCGCTTCAGGGTGGCCCTCGTCTACTCCAGGGAGACGGCCCAGGAGGTCCTGGAAAAGGCCGTCACGGACTACGTCCTCCGCTTCGAGGCGGAGGAGGTGAAGGATCGAAAATTCGGAAAGGTGGGTTGAGCGATGAAAACGCTGGTGGACAAGATTATTCAGTACGAGACCGACGAGATGAGTACCCCGGAACTGATCGAGTTCTTCCAGGAACTCATCGACACCGGCGAAGCCTGGCGGCTCCAGGGCCACTACGGCCGGATGGCCAAGGAACTGATCCGCTCGGGTTACTGCCACCCGAAGGCCTGAGGATGGAGGAGGATGTGGGCCCCCGAAGAGGGGGCCCTTTTTTTGTGCCTACCCCAGGGGCAAAAGGCCCTGGAGGTACCAGGTTCCGTCCTCGTCCTTCTCCCAGGTCATTGCCAATGGCGGATGGCCCACTTCAGGAACTGCCGGTGCAGGGCAACCCCCGTCACAACCCCCGCCACGTAGACCGCTATGGGCACCAAGGCCTTCCCGAACTCCCCCACTCAAACCACCATCCCGTCCACGATTTTCAGGTTCTGGACCTGGAACGTGCCGTCCTCGTGGTAATAGACGGCGGCAAAGCCGTGGTTCCAATCGTTCACCGGCATGAACCGGGGGTGCAGTTCGCAGAGGCACCCCACGCTCCAGGCCCCCGTCTGGCGGCCCTTGATGTCGGTGTTGATGTATTCCTGGCTCTTGTGGAAGTGGCCGAAAACGCAGTTGTAGCGTAGCTTGATCCACATGTTCCTGGCGACGTTCACGGACCTCCAGGCCACGTTGGCCTCGTGGCCGTGCAGGTGGAACAGTTCGCCGTACCGGGTGGGTCGGCCGGTGGTGGCCAGTTCGTCGTAGGCCGAAACGTAGTTGACCCCGAAGTCGGCCAGGCAGAGGAGTTCCTCGATGTCCAGGTTGTCCACGTCTCTCAGGACCGACGCCGCCAGCCACTTGGCCCACCGGTCTCCGTTGTGGTTGCCCCCCTCCAGGTCGATCTGGGCGTGGGGGTGGTCGGATCGGACCTGCCACAGGAAGGACCGGCCCAGGGCGATCTCCTCGTCGAAGTTGCGCCCCTCGGGGGTCTTGGCGTGGACGGACACCTGGTGAAAATCGAGAATCTCCCCCAGGTTGATGCGGTCGGGCTTCAGGTCTCGCAGGTACCCCAGGGCGACGCCCAGGGCGTCCTCGTCGTGGAACGGGATGTGGATGTCCGTCAGGAACCCCTCCACGCACACGACATCCTTGTACTTCGGCACCAGGACCTCCACCAGGGGCTTCTTCTGGACCTTGCGCTCCTCGTAGAGCCCGTACCGGCGGAGAACCCGCCGGACCTGGGCCGGGCAGGTGTTGAACTCGGTGGCCAGGTCCTTGATGGACAGGAAGGGGTTCGATTCGGCCCTGGCGACGATCCGCTCGGCCTTACTCATCGTCGCACCCCCAGGTGCAGTCCACGTAGGACACCGGGATGCCCAGCAGTTCGGCGTAGGACACCTCACGTCGGACGCCGGTGGACTTCTCCAAGCCCGGCATCTTCAGGACCACCACCTCGGTGGCCCAATGGGTGATGAAGCTGTAGTCCATGTCGGCCCAGAAGTCGAAGTGCCCAGGGATGCTGGGGTCCGCCAGGACGATGGGATGCGAGTGCGTGATGGGCGAATAAACGGCCGCCCCCTCTTTCACGAGGATGGCGGCCAGCCTGGTGACGGCCTGGAAGGACCGTTCCTCCATGCCCCGGTAGGGCACGGCAAGATAAACCCGCCTCATTTCTTCCCCCCCTTTCCACCCCTGCTGAAGGGTGGCCGCTCCGTTGCGCCGTTCTCGTCGAACCAGGTATGGCAAACCGGGCACCTGACCTTGGAGCCCGGCAGACAGTAAACCGAATCCCCGCATGTGGGGCACTCGAAAAGAACCAGTTGCGGAGTCTTTTTCACTCGGTCTCCCCCCTCAGGAAGGACCTTGCCGCCCAGGACGCCCGGAGGGGGAGGGGGGGAGGCGTCCTTTGTGGGCGGCAAGGCGGTTGTTTGGCGGGGTGGGAGGCAGACACCTCCCGACACTATCATTATATCATGCCGTTTTGGCAATTTCGACCAAAAAGTAGTGCCAGCCCAGTTGCCGCAACGGCACACATGCTCTTTAATTCGTGAAAGTCTCGGCCCTTTTTCCCAGGACTGCGCAGATGGCGTTCCAGGTGTCCGCCAGGCACGCCCGTTCCTCGTGTTCCGTCCATCGCCCCGCCTCCACCCCGACGCCCTCGAGGTCCCCCGGCGGCTCGCACCAGACGTTGTTGCGGATGGCCTCCCCGTGCCTGGATCGGATCATGGGCCAGACCCGGTCGAACAGGTCCTTCAGTTCCCTGGCGGCCCGGAGGGTCCTGTCGCCCTCCAGGCGCTCCACGACGGACACCGCCTTGGGGAGTCGGTTCCCGCCGCTCCCCGGTTCCCTGGAGTAGTCGATCCCGATGGACAGGGCCACGGACTCGATCTCCGCCACCCTGGAGGAGATGATCCGCCCCAGGTTCGGTGCGATCTCAAGGAACCTCAGGATGGAGAACCTTTGTGACGGCGACACGCCGTTCCCTCGCCTGAACCTGCCCCTCATCTCCCCGCCGCACCCCCCTTCCACGGACATCCCTCCTGTTCATGCCGAACCGGTACCCCTTCCAGGCGTAGACCCTGGAGCCGTCGTCCAGTCGCCCGACGTGGTAGAGGGCCCGGAAGACGGCCTGGTCCTCGGTCAGGGTCTCAAGGACGGCGTAGAAGATGAACCCGCCGGTGCCTGACACACCCCAGGGGATACGCACAAGAAATTCATGGCTGACGTCGTTTTCCGTCAACTGGAGGGGGGCGTCGCCGAAGGACATGGACCGGTGGGCGGTCCTCAGTTTCGGGAGGCGCTTGCTCCCGGCGTCGTCCGTGCCGGTGGGGAAGTGCCCCAGGACCTCCACCAGGCGGCTCTGCCCCCTGGGAATCCGGGGGTAGACGTAGGCGTCCAGGTGCTGGAGCCGCTCGTCCAGCCACCGGACGATCTTCTTGTGCCCCACGAGCCTCACCTCCCCATGACCCCCTCGAACAGGTAGGCGTAGCGTTGCCTCAACCCTTCCAGGTAGCGCTTTTTCCTGGCCTTCACCATCTCCGAGTGGTCCAAGGCCTTCCTGACGGCCGGTACGATCCGGTCCCGGTCTCCGCCGTTTTCCGCCTGGAACCGGAGCCCAGCCAGGCTCCGGTTCACCTCCCCCAGTTCGGCGTCGGCCTGTCTCACGATGTCGGCCCGTTCGGCCCTGTAGGCCTGCATCTCCGGCGAACCCAGCTTACGGGCCTTCCGCATCCGGCTTTTACGGCTCATGGTCACCCCTCCTCAGCACTTTGAAAATCCGCAGGTGCATTTCAGGCACCCTTCCTCGTGGAGCAGAACGGCCCCGCACTCCGGGCAGAGGGAGGCCCCGTGGACCGTCACCGTCTTGCCCCCCAGGCGCTCCAGGGCCTTGCCGATGGCGTCCGGCAGAGACTTGATGGAGCCGTCCTCGTCGAAGACCGGCTGTTCACCGGCGATCCCCTTCAGTTGCCCCACGACCTCCTCCAGGGGAACCCCGTGCCTCAGGGCCAGGGAGATCAACCGGCCCAGGGCCTCCGTGGCCGCCGAGACCTCCTTGCCCCCCTTCCCCAGGGTGGCGAAGACCTCGAAGGGCACCCCGTCCATCTCGTTACAGGTGACGTAAAGGTTCCCGAAGACCGTGGGCACCTTCCGGGTCCGCCCGGTCAGTTCGTCCGGGCGCTCGGCCTTCCGGGGGGTGCTAACCAACACCGGGGCCTTTTTCGCCTCCTTGTTGGTTAGCACCTGGACGCTCTTGGAGCCGTCACGGTAGACCGTGATGCCCATGCAACCCAGGTCGTAGGCCATGCGATAGGCCTTCACCACGTCCAGGACGGTGGCCGAGTGGGGCAGGTTCACCGTCTTGGAGACTGCCAGGTCCACCCCCTTCTGCCAGGCCGCCTGATGGCGGACGTGATAGGTCGGATCGACCTCAAGGGCCGTGGGCACCAGGACCGTGGGGTTCCATCCGGGGTACCGCTCCTTCACCGTGGCAAGGACCGGCACCTCCACGTCCACCGTCACGTCGCCGTCACGCTCCACCACCCGTCGGGTGTAGGACCGGGCAAAGTAGGGCTCGATGCCGGAGGAGCAACCGGCCAGGATGGAGATGGAGCCCGTGGGAGCGATGCAGGTGACGGTGGCGTTCCGCCTGGGCCGGTAGGACACCATCCCGATCTCCAGGGGCATCCCCGGTTGCTGTCCGTTGTAGGCCGGGAACGGCCCAAGAAGGCGTGCCAGGTTCTCGGAGGCCAGGTGCGCCACGGACTGGATTTCCTTCGACATCTTCTCCGCCAGGTTGACGGCCTCAACGCTTTCGTAGGGGATGCCCATGAGGGCCAGGCAGTCAGCCCACCCCATGACCCCAAGGCCGATCTTCCGGGTGTACTCCACGTTCCGCTTGATCTCCTCCAGGGGGTAGTCGCAAGCGGTGATGACGTCGTTCAGGAAGTGAACCGCCGCCACCACGGCGGGGCGGAGCCGCCCCCAGGCGAATGTTCCGTCCTCGTCGACGAAGGCCGCCAGGTTGATGCTTCCCAGGTTGCAAGCCTCGTATGGCCTCAAGGGGCTTTCGCCGCAAGGGTTCGTCGAATCCAGGGGGCCGAGATTGGGCACGGGGTTGTTCTCGTTGATGTGATCCAGGAACACCAGGCCGGGGTCTCCGTTTTCCCAGGCGTTCGTCACGACGGCCTCCCAGAGCCGGGTCACCCCTTCGTCACCGGCGTCCAGCAACTCGAAGAAGTCTCTGTCCACCGCCAGGGAGATGTTGAAGTTCTCCAGGGTGCCGTCGGCCTTGGCGTTCACGAAGGCCAGGGCGTCGGGGTGTCGCCACTCCAGGATGCCCATGTTGGCCCCCCGCCGCATCCCTCCCTGCTGAACCACGGAAGTGGCCTTGTCGAAAAGGCTCATGAAGGACACGGGGCCCGACGCCACGCCGTTGGTGGAACCGACCCTGGACCCCTTGGGCCGGAGCCGGGAGAAGTTGAAGCCGGTGCCGCCCCCGGACTTGTGGATCAGGACCTGGTGGGTCAGGGCCTTCATGATGGCCTTCATGTCGTCGTCCACCGGGAGGACGAAACAGGCGGCAAGCTGGTTCTCCCCCTCCTCCTTCCCGGCGTTCATGAGGGTTGGGGAGTTCGGAAGGAATCGACCCGAGGCCATGAGTTCGTAGTAAACCTCGCTCCAGAGGGTTCCGGGCTTCGCACAGGCGTGGGTGACGTCGAGAGCGATGCTCTCCCCGTTCTCGGCAACGTAGTCCGCCACCCGCCTGAAGACGTCCTCCACGCTCTCGCCGGGCCGGGTGTAGCGTTTCCAAACCCTCTCGTTCAGGGGGGTGAGTTTAAGCCGGTTCAATGTCTTCACGCCCCCCTCGCCCCATGGCCACCCCCACGATGTCGTACCCCACCGGGAGGAGGTCCTGGATGGCCGTCAGCAGTACCTGGACGGTCTGCTTCTGAAGGGTCAGCATCTCCGGCGTCATGGCCGGTGGGGCCACCAGGCCGAACCGGAGGACCGAGAAGGCCGAGATGTTGGCCATGGCCACCTTGAGCAGGGGCAGGTGGGTCTCGAAGTAGATGTGCGCCACCGCTCGCTCGACGTTGCGGAGGGCCTCCTCGTCGTTCTTTTCCAGCGCCGCCTTGTGGTCCTTCATGTGCGTTTCCAGAACCGTCCGCAGGCGCTCAACCTCGTCCAACGGCGTTGTCTTCACGTTTTCGTCCATCACAGTCTCACCCTTTCCAGCAGGTCCTTGATGTCGTCCACCGACCGGACGATCCGGTATTCCCCTCCCGACACTTCCACGCTGTACTGGAAAAGCTTCTGGGCCTGGCTCTGCTTCCCCGTGGGGGTCTTCACCTCGATCCACACCGTCCGGCCGAAGGCCATGGCCACCAGGTCGGCGATGCCGGGGGTGGAGCCCAGCGATTGGTGGATGCGGACCACGAACCAGCCGTCGGACTCCAGGACCCCCTTGACCTCCCTCAGGATCAGGGTCTCGGGATTGACCCGCCGGGGCGGCTTGACCCCGGCGGCTTCGATGGCCCTCCTGATCTGTTCCTGGGGCGTCAGGGCGCTAGAAAGGGATGTCTGCGTCTTCTTCGCCACCCTGGGCCGCCTCCTCGAAGGTCTCCTGTTTCGGTTCGACCTTCCCCTTCCGGGGAGCGTACTGGACCACCGTGACATCGCCGTTGTTGACGATGATCTCCAGGTCCGTCTTCGTCTCCCCATCCTTGTTCTGGTAGGTCCGCACCGAGAGGTTCGACCCGTGAATCTTCACCGGGGAACCCTTGTGGAGGACCTCCGCCAGAAAATCGGCGTAATCACGGAAGGCGGTGATGGTGTAGTAGTTCGTTCCCACCTTCTTCCGCTCGCCGTTCTCGGTCTTGTAGATGCCCACCGGGAGGCGAAGCTTGCAGATGGAGTCGCCGCTTTGAAGCTTCCGCCACTCGGGGTCTCTGCCCAGGTTTCCCTGGAGGATGTGCGTTTCACCGTCCATGCACGACACCTCACTCTCCGAAGCCTATGCCCGAGGCCACCCTGGCGGGTTCCTCCTTCGGGCGGATTTTTTCCTGAATCCTCATCCAGCGGGGGCACCGGTTCCCGAAGTCCACGCAGAAGACTCTCCCCTCGTCCGTGTCGATGGGGTAGACGTCGTACAGTTGCCCGTTGTAGGGGCAATGGAGGCAGTTGCTCACCCGGCAGATGGCGTCCTGATTGCGTGCCAGGGAGAAGGCCGGTCGGTCGTACCGGGTCTCCGCCCGGCCGAATCCCCGGAGGTCCTCCATTCGGACGACGTCGTGGGGGTACAGGAACTGGACGAAATTCAGGTTCCTTTCATCCACGGATGCCCTGAGGTCCTCCAGGTTATCCCAGGGCGTGTTGCGAAGGCAGGTCGACAGGACCTGGGCGAAGGGGTTATCCATCCACGGCCCTCCCGAACTCCTGGGCGATGCGGATGGCCACGTTGGCCACGTCCAGGGCCTCGGCGTAGATGCGCTCCCGCCGCCACTCGTCGAAGTCGACCCCAGGCGGGAGGCCGTGGGCCACGGGGTCTTCCGGCATGGTGAGGGCGACACCCAGTTCACCGGCCTCCTCCAGGACCTTCGAGGCGGCGCAGGTTCGGAGCATGAAGCGCCCCCACTTCCGGTCGGTCTTGTCCTTGAGGAACATGAGGTCCGACAGGACCCGTTCCATGCTGGCGGTCATGCTACCCCCTCCTGTTGTCGTAATTGCCCTCCAATGCCTTCGAGAAGTTCTCGGGCTTCTCGAAGAGCCAATCGAACCCGAACCACTTGCCTCCCGTGATGGCCTTGGAACAGTCGTTGGCCAGGTAGGCGAAGAAGGCCTGAAAGTCCTCCAGGGTCTTCAGCTTTTCCCTCTGCTTGGCCCACTCCCTGGTCATGGCCCTCTTCCGGTTCTCCGTGACGTCCTTCACCCTGGGGATGCCCAGGGGCGACATGATCTCGTTCCACGCCTCCACGATCTTCTTGTGGGGGCAAGGGGGTATCCTGTTTCCAGGGCGCTCCCTGTCCGGGGCCAACGGAACGGTGGCCCCCTTACTTACTCCGTTAGGAGTAAGTATCTGTTCTCTGTAATCTGTAATCTGTACCGTTCCCGTGACGTTCCCGTGACGTTCCCGTGACGTTCCCGTGACGTCACCTGTATACTGTTCAGACGATTTGCGCTTTTGCCGCCACTTCCGGGTCCGCTCGGTGGAGGTGGAATCGTACTGGTATTGCCGGTCATCCCACTTGGCGATAACCAGGGCCCCGTCGTCCTCCACGAGCATCCCCTGGCTCAGGAAGGCCTCGATGGCCCCTTGCACCTCATCGACCTGCAGGTAGGCCGCATCGGCGACGTCCTCCACGGAAAGGGGGAGGCCGTCTTTTAAGAGCAGTCTCCCCCGTTCCGGCGATTCGCTCGCCAGGCAAAGCAGAACAATCCACGTCCAGCGATAGGAAACGGGGTGGCGTCTGAGTTTCCGATCCCACACGGTCTCCGGGTACAGCCGGAGCCACATGGACTCACCCCCTATTCGTCGGCCGGGTCATCGGGGAGAAGGGCGAAATCCCGGTGAACCAGGACCTCGCCCCTTATCCCCGCCATCCTCAGGTTTTCCAGGAAGGACTCAAAGACCCCCTCCTTCCGCCACGTCATCCACGGCGATGACCCCGTCGATGACGTCCTGAACGAATCCCTCAAGCTGGACCAGGTCGTCCTCCGTCCACTCCTTGGAGGGTTTGCTGGTCTTGGTCATGAGGACCCCCTTGGCTTTCACCTGATCGCCCCCCATGAACCCCACCAGGTCGTTCCAGACCTTCTCCTTGCGGAGGGCCATCTCGCTCTTGGGCTTGGGGGCCGGAGCCGTGGGCTGGGCCGGGGGCTCGGCCTTCTTGGTCTTCTGGGCCGGGGCCGGAGCCGGAGCCTTCTGGGCCGGAGCCGGAGCCTTCGTGTTGCCGGGGCCCGAGGCGGCGTTGCCGTCGTCGTCCTCCTCGGTGACGATCCCGAGAAGGGGGCTCAGGGAGTAGCGCCGGGCGTAGGTGATGGCGCTCCCGACCCCCTGGGGGTCCGTCTTCGAGGGCTTCAGGGTGATGAGGCTCGAAAACCATTGCCCCGACGTGTGGTACAGGGTGGTCAGGAGCCGGACCTCGTCGGGCGAGGACTCCACAAGATTCTGGACGATGCCCAGGTCGTTTTCCCCCAGGATGGGCCGGGCCTCGTCCATGATGGCGGACAGGTCGGCGTACCGACTGCCGAAGTGGGGGTTGCTCTTGTTCTTCCCCACGGAACACACGCTCGTCTGGAACTTGATGAGCGCCGGGAGAATCTTGTCGATGGCCTCCGAGCGCATCTGGAGGGCCACAGGGTTGCTGGCGCAGGTTCCGTCACACATGGTCTATTTCCCCCTCTCTCGTGCATCCAGGCCCCGTTTCATCCAGTAGACGTCCAGGAGCCTCAGGAAGATTTGCCAGTAGACGTCAAGGGTCTCGACGATGGGGTGGTCCTGGTACTCCTCGTTGTTCCCCTTGCCGATCTGGATGATTCTGGCCCCGTCCACCTCGTAACCGGCCTCCCGTAGGAGTTGGACGTAGGCCGCCAACTGAATCTTGTGTTCGTCGTAGATGTTGTCGCTGGTCTTGAAGTCCAGGACCCAGGGCCGACCGTCGTAAATCCCGTACCAGTCGCAGGTGCCGCCGAAACGGTGGACCTCCGACACCATCTGCTTCTCGATGGCGATGGCCTGCAGTTCGTGGTTCTTCGCCCAGTTGCAGAAGGACAGGTAGGCGTTTTCCGCCAGGTCCACCTGCTTGGGCGTGAAATTCTCCAGCACCGGAGGCTCGCCGCCAAAGTCCTGGGCGATCAGGGCGTGGACCAGGGTTCCCGTCTGCTTGGCGTCGGTCATGTAGGCGTCCATGTCTACCTGGGCCAGCCCCATCTTGTAGCCCCACTTCACCAGGGCCGGTTTGTTGAGGAGCCCCACCACCGTGGTGACTCCAGGTACCAGGATGCCGTCCTGGGTCTGGTAGGACTGATGGGCCTTGGACCCCATCCGCTTCTTGTAGTTCTCCGCAGGCTTCACGGTCTTCTTGGGCTTGACGGGCCTGGGTTCAGCCCCGACCCGGCTTGCCTTTTTTGTTGCCTTTACCACCATGACGCTTCCCCCTCGCTGTTGGAATTGGATTCAAGCCGAAAAGAAAAATGCCGTTCTTGTAGACGTTCACAGGGCCCTCGGCCACGAACTCCATGGCCAGCCTTTCGGCCTGGGGCCTCGTTTGGACTTCTAGGCTTGCGTTCACGGTCCTGACCTCGTACATGTCTCCCCCTCCAGAAGGCCCTCGGCCTCAAGGATTTCGAGCAAAGCTGTTGCCATTCGGGAAAGCGGCATGCTATCCTCTCCCTCGTATGGTTTGCGTTTCGCCTGCCTTCCCTCGGAAGGTCAATGGGCCTGTGTGACCATCGCTTATCCCTTGGTTGGGTCTCAGCCCTGGGATTCAGACCGGCTGGTCGGGGTTTGGATGGCCCTCCGCATTGGCAGGTTGTCAAGGTACGTGCATATACTAGTGCCACCCCGGCAATAGGTCAAGCCCCCCTGGCATGGTTGTGCCGATGGATATTGTATGTATGACGTCATACCCCTTGCGTGGCAATATACGTTGCCGTAAGCTTCTTCTAACGGCACAGCCGAATCTAGGAGTGGTGGACATGGAGGTTGGGAAGAACATCCAGAGAGAGCGAGAACGGAAGGGTCTCAGCAGGGCCATGTTGGCAAAGGCCATGGGGAAGGATGTCTCTACCGTGTTCCGCTGGGAGAAGGGTGACCGGAACCCGTCGGCACAGGACCTGGAGGACATCGCCAACGCACTCGACATCACAGCTAGCGAACTTCTGTCCGATGGCAATGTCATCACTTACGATAGCTGGACGAAGGTTCCCGTATTGTCAAGCGAGAGAGAGATATGTAAACTATTTGTGACGGGGGCTAATGTCGTAGACATGCTGGAGGTGGAGTTTTACATGGTTCTCCCGAACTCAATCATTGGCGAAAGCCCGGAAGAGGCGTTCGGGGTCAGGGCCCACGGCGACGGGATGTCGCCGGAGGTGCCCGACGGGGCCATCTGCCTGGTGAACGCAACAGAGCCCGTGGCGGATGGCGACGTCGCCCTGGTCATCGTCAACGGGGCCGTCCAGATCAAGCGGGTCTACCGTGAGCCCGGCGGCACCCTGGAACTTCGGCCCGACAACCCGGAGTTCCCTGCGAAGACCTACGGGGAGAAGGACCTGGCAAGCGGGTGGGTGAAGGTCATTGGCAAAGTCAATGCGGTCATCTCCATCCCGAAACGCAAGGCCTGAAACGGCCGCCATATACGCCAGGGTCAGCACGGCGATGCAGGTGGAGGGGGGCACGTCGCTCCCCTCCCAGCTTTCCGAGTGCCGGTCGATGGCCGCACGGCAGGGCCTGGAGGTCGTGGCCGAGTACATCGACTCGGGGGAGTCCGCCAGGACCGACGAGCGGCCCCAGTTCCAGCAGATGATCGCAGACGCCAGGCATGGCCGGTTCGGTGCCATCGTCACCTGGGATAACTCCCGATTCGCCAGGAACCGGGAGGATGCCGTCACCTACAAGGCGTTGCTGAAGCGCCACGGTGTCCGGCTCTTTTTCGTGAACGAGCCGCTCATCGAGGGGCCCGTGGGTAGCCTGGTGGATTCCGTCCTGGAGGCCGTGGCGGAGTTCTACGTGGCCAACCTGGGCGAAAGCACCCGGCGGGGCCTGGAGGAGACCGTCCGGCAGGGGTTCTTCTCCGGCGGACCTCCCCTCTTCGGGTACCGGCGGGAGACCGTCGTGGTCAACGGCAAGAAGCGGAGCCGCCTGGTGCCGGACGAGGCCAATGCCGGGGCCGTAAGGGATGTCTACCGCTGGTATGCCTCCGGCATGAGCCTCCGGGAGGTGGCCCGGCGGCTCAATTCCACCGGCGTGATCCCCCCCAGGGCGGCGGAATGGACTCCGGCCGCCGTACAGCACATCCTCTTCAAGTACAGGGATCAGTATCTCGGCACCTTCTCCTTCGGCAGAAAGCCGGACGCCGGAAGGCCCGAGCCCACCGTGAGCATCCGTGTCGAACCCCTGATTGATCCCCCCCTGGCGGACGCCGTCGATGCGGCCGCAAAAAGCCGCCGGAATATCGGAAAATTCGGCTCCGAGCCGAGACTTCTCACGGGGCTGATCCGTTGCGGGAACTGTGGCCGCAAGCTTGCCGTAGGAGGTGGTCCAGGGGGTGGGGGTAAAAGGCTGGGTTACTACCGATGCCCCGAAAAGTGCGGCCAGAGGTGGATCAGGTGCGATGCGGCCGAAAAGGCGGTCCTGGACGAACTGTCCGGGTTCCTGGAAGGCGGCGGGTTGGCGGACCTCACCGAGGCCATGGCCCGGCAGAACGCCGCCAGGGCCGGGCGGATCGAACAGGACCGGGCGTCGGCCCGTGCCTCCGTTGCCGAGTTGTCCAGGCGGCGTGACAACCTCCTGGCCGCCCTGGAGACCGGCACCGTGACCCCCGAGGACATCCGGGAACGCCTTGCCGACCTGAAGGAAAAAATTGCCTTGGGGCGCTCCGCTCTCGAAAAAATCGACTACAACCCAGGAAAAAGTGTTATGACGGCCGACATTATGAGAAAAAAAATAATCGCCCTCCTGTCCTCCGGTTCGAGAAGGGGTAAGAGGGCGGCGCTCCATGTCCTCCTGGAGCGGGTCGATCTCCAGGACGGGGTTGTCAGCCTGGTCTTCGCCCTACCAGAGGGTTAGGAAGGGGAACACCTTCCTAACCCAACGGTAGAGACGAAAAAGGCCCCGCCCAGTTGCCCAGGCGGGGCTTGAGTCAGAACGCTAAGGCACCTATCGCAAGCCCCCCGATCAGGAAGAGCCACCGCTCGTTGCCCAGGATGCGGCTTTTCTCCTTCTCCCTGGCCAGGTCGGCGTTGAGTTGCAGGGTCAGGGTCTCCAGGCGGGTTGCGGCCTCCATCAGCCGGTCTCCACCCTCCCTTTCCACGCTGAGAGCCTCTCTGAGGGCGTCTCTTTCCGCCCGGACGGCCTCCCTATCGGACCAGAGCAACTTGAGGTCCTCTGTGGCCATCGTGACGGCCTTGCCGTCGGGGGAAACCGTCAGGACGGCCGACGGGTCGAAGTCAGAGGAGACGACAACGGCCGGGGCCTCAAGGGCGGGTTCGGCGCAGGTCAAGGATGGCGTCAGCAATGTCACGCAGAACAACGTCATCGCTAGAAGCCAGAACCTCTTCACGGGCCTTCTCACCTGCCTTCCTGACGGCCTCGTCCTGGACGGGCCTCTTCTCCTTGATGGCCTGTGCGGAGTCTCGGCTCTCCTGGACTACCCCAGGAGGATTCGGCGCACCGACCGATGCGGGATGACCCGGTCCACCGTGGCTCGCAAAAAACCATCTATATCCACCTGCTCCGACCAGTACCCCGAACAGGACAAGGGCGATGGCCGCCACTCCACGAATCCAAGGACGCATGGCACGCCCCCTTCCTCGATGTCGGGGAGGGCCTCGTCCATCGGATCGCCGACGCTAAAGGCCCTCTCCCCGTCCATCGACTACTCCTTCCCCAGCTTCGACTTGACCCAGGCGACGAAGTTCGCCACCTTCTCGCCGAAGCCCTTGAACCAGCCTTTGCCAATCCCGACGACGATGAGGAAAAGCGATATTGCAAGGATAGCGCCTTTCAGGTTGCTCATGCTCTTCACCTCCCTCTTTCTGCGTCTTTCTGGATGTAGACCAATGCCCCGCCCATGGCCATCCTGATGAGGTCCTGGACGAAGATGTTATCCTTCCCCCAGGCCAGGGCCAGCCCGAAGATGAGGACCAGGAGGACCATGAGGATGACATCGGACGACTGGAACTCTTTCTCGGCCCACTCCTTGAGGGTTCCCACGATCTAACCCCCTTTCGCCGCTAGGGATGCCATGGCGGCCCACAGCGTCACGGCTGTGCTCAGGACCCCCACTACGACGGAGACCATGATGGGAACCGCCCATCGCCTGAACGACCTCTCCGCCCGTCTTTCGGCCTCGATGGTCAAGATGGCGTCTGCCAGGCGCCGGACCTCGCTTGCCAGGTCCTTGGTGTTCTTGTCGTACTCCTTCTGCTCCTCCTCCAAGGCCCCAAGCCTCCCTTCTATTCGAGCGAACTGGAGGGAGTGGGCCAGGATGAGTTCTGGAGTGTGTTCGAGACCACGTGCGTCTACGCTCTGGACGTCCACTATCCACCCCCCCTTTCGATGGCCATCCTGGCGCATTGCGCCATGGAGACCTCCAGGGCGGGAACCCTGGCTGTCAGGAGGGGGGCCGCCTTTGCGAGGGAACCTTCCAGCATGACCCGCCAGTTGTCTCCCAGGAGGCGTCTACCGAACGCCACCACATGGGTCGAGAGGCTCTTGAAATACGCCGGGCCTGTGGCCCAGCAGTACTTCGACCGGTTCACCCCGCAGAGGCCTCCCAGGAAAAGCCAGACGTTGTCGGGGCTCGGGTTGTAGTACAGCCCCATGATCCTGGAATAGTCCTGGAAGAAGTGTTCGATGGAGTCGTAGACCCTGAACCCCCTGGGGGTTCCCCGATCCCACTTCCCGCCGATGAACTCGTCGGTCTTCAGATCGACGCATTCGCCGTTGGAAATGCTGATTTTCTTCTCTGTCCAGGTCCTCGTACACTTGATCCCGGCGTAGTTGTTGTACTCCGCCGACAGCCTGGAGCCGAAGGGAACGAACACCTTCTTGCCATCCACCAGCCGCCTGCTGGAGGCCTCGTGGTAGGTCTGGGCCAGGGCCCCCAGGGCGTTGACGGGTTTCCCGTTCCACATCTTCCCTTCGGCGTTCAGGCGCTTGATGGTGCCGAACATCTCCTCCACTCTCAAATCCTTATCACCTCACCTACTTCCAGAATTCGGGTTTCCGGCCGTCGACGGAGTCACTGAGGAATGAGCTGATGGTGTTTGCCAGTTCCTTGAACAAGCCGGGCACCAACGCTCCTCCTTACTGCGTTGGTGTGGGGGTTTCCCACGAGATGGCTTCAAGCTCCTCGATGGAGGAAGCATTCCTTATCATTTCCTGGAGCAGAACCTTGTGTTCCCAGAGTTCCTCCATGTAGGCATCCAGCTCATTGTAGATGGTAGCCACGACTCCGAGAGGGACATTCCTGTGAAGGTCTCCATTGAAGTCACGCATGAGTGGTAGCACGCCCTTCTTGGAGGCTTTGCCGAGGGCCTTCTGCCACATTGAGATGTCTAGGGACTCACACTTAACCTTGTATCCTGTGGAGGACTCGAAGCCTTCAGCCATCTTGACTCCCCACAAGTAGTCCATTTCGTCTTCCTTGGCCTTCTTCAGCTCATCCAGGGTGGGTTGGGGTGGCTCGAACTCGTCAGCCTGGGCTACCCTCCACGCACCATCCCCCCATACGGCAACCTCTCCTTCCTTGGTGGCTGGAGGGGGGACGAAAGTATGCCCCTTGGGCGGGGTGAACCTGGAGAGGTCGACCGGGCTATCCGAAAAGATGGTGTCTTCTTCTACGAATCGCCCTAGCGAATCGAAACGGTACATGGGATAAACAGGCATCAGAACATCATCCCCATTTCTAGGCCAGCTGCTGGAGCTGGATCGGGTATCTCAAACTCACACCACGATACAGCAGCTACATCTGAGGCCATCGTGAAGCGCACTCGCAAAGCGGTGTAGTCGGTTATGTTGGCTACTTCGGCTTCTGACAGGGTGTATGTATACTCCGTCCATGTTGAAGTGAGCGTCTTTTGGCCCGAAGATGCGATCAGCGTTGTTCCTTGATACAGGTAAAACGTCAGGTAGGTTGTTTTTGTGGAAGTGCGCTTTGCCCTGATTCGCAAGACATGACTACCACTTCCCGGCGTTGCGCTTGGGGAAGACAGGTAGCATTCTTGAGTGGGTGCAGAGGGTTGGACTAGTGATCCGTAGATGTAGTCTGTATCACTATAGGACGCTTCATCGATGCACTCATAGCATGTTGTCCCTGTTGTTTTGTACCAGAGGGTTGATACATCCCCAGATGGTCTCAGTATCTGGCTCATGGCGTAGTCACCAGCCCCGGACAGGACAACCAGAGGTTCGTGCCATCGTATTTCCAAGCGATGAGTGTGCTTTTACCAGCTGTGATGGAGGTGATCGCAGTGGTCAACCAGACTACTTTCGGTGAAGAGCTGGGCCAGCCTATCGTGTAGGTGTTGGTTGCGTGTCCGATGATGTGGATGAACCCAGCCGCTGGCCCAGAGGGGACAGTGATGGACACGGTGATGTTGGCACTCATCGTCTTCTTCTGGTGGTTCCCGGCACTCAGGTTGAACGTCGTGCCTGTAACGTTGACTTCTTCGTCGTAGTAGGCCTGACTGGTGAGCTGGAGCGAGCCCAGTGAAGTATGAGTGTGGGTGATTGAAGCATAGGCGGAGTCGTGGTTGTGGGTCGTTGAGGCCTTTCCGTCCAGGGTGGTCTGAAGGTTCGTCACGTCGGAGATGGCGTGGCTGTGGGAAACGGGAGCGTAGACGCCCGAATGGTCGTGGCCCACTGGCGAATAGACGCCGGAATGGTCGTGGCTGGCCGTTGCGGCCCCGATGTCGGCGGGGCTCAGGGCGTCGGTTCCTCCCGTGGCATGGCTGGTCTTGTGGGCCGAGGGGGTATAGGTCGACGGCTTGTCCGTCACGCCGCTCCAGGGAACCGAGTCGGCGGCCTCGGCGGCGTCCACTTTGCCGTCGTTGTCCAGATCGTAGACGGACTTCAGCATGTCGCCCCCGCCGGAACTGGAGACCAGATCGTCCACGTACTTCTTGGTGGTCGGGTGGTAGTTTGCCGTCGGCGTGTACTCCGTCGTGTTCGTCTTCGAGAGGTAGACCGTGTCGTGGTTGTGGCTGGCGGCGGCGTAGGCCGAGTCGTGGTTGTGGGTGGTGGAGGCCTTGCCGTCCAGGGCGGTCTGGAGGTTCGTCACGTCGGAGATCGCATGGTTGTGCGAGGCCGGGGCGTAGACCCCGGAATGATCGTGGCCCACCGGCGAGTAGACCCCGTCGTGGTTGTGGGTCGTCAGGGAGTATTCCGAGTGGGTGTGGCTTGCCGGAGCGTAGACCCCGGAATGGTCGTGCCCCAGGGGCGAATAGGCAAGGTCGTGGTTGTGCCCCACGGAGGAGTAGACCCCGTCGTGGTTGTGGCTGGCCGTGGCGGCCCCGATGTCGGCGGGAGTAATGACGTCGGTTCCACCCGTGGCATGGCTGGTCTTGTGAGCCGAAGGGGCGTAGGTGGAGGGTTTCCCCGTGACGCCGCTCCAGGGAACGGCGTCCGCCGAAACTGCGGCGTTCACCTTCCCGTCGCCATCCGTGTCGTAGGTCGACTTCAGCATGTCGCCCCCACCCACGGAACCCCAACCGGTGTCCAGGTCGGCGTCGGACAGCTTCACCATGACCTGCCCGGTCGTTCCACCCAGGGGAACTCCGGGGCCCGTGGGGCCCGGAACACCTGCCTGGGCCACGGAAACCTGGTAGACCAGGGGTGAAACCTGGACGACGTGGTTGTAGGCGGAGACTTCGACCGAGTTCCCGATGGCGGCCACAGCCAGTCCAGATGCCGTGATCTCAACGGTATGGGTTGTATAGCTGACCGTCAGGCTCATGCTAGTCCACCACCTCGGGGGAACTGACCCACTTGCCGTCGAAAAGCCGGGTCACTACCCCGCCGGGGCTCTCGACCTCCATGGCGCAAACACCCTTCTTCCCCAGGGATTCGGACTGAAGCAGGGCCGTCCTCTCGTCCGAGAGGGTGGCCGTGAACTTCCCGTCCGTCGTGCCGACGCTGATGCCGTCGCTGTCCGTGAGACGGAAGTATTCCGTTCCCCCGACCCGGTCCTTGAAGGAGAGCCGGGCGGAGTACCCCGTCACGTCTATGGGGTCACCGGCCTGGTCCTTGTAGACGCTCTCGAACGAAAACGTCGTGCCGCAGTCGATGAAGAACATGAGCGTCTCGTCCACGAGTTCAATCTTGTTCGCCAACGAAGTCACCTCCGTTCTGAAAGGAGCCGCCCGGCAGGGGGAACCCCCACCGGGCGGATTTTCGGCCTAGAAGTAGGCCATGACGTCCTTTTTGCGCTTCTCCTTCCGCCAGCCCAGGAGGGCTCCGGGGCGGCCCTCGTCCAGGGTCTTCAGGAGCCGCTTCACGGCCGTCACCGGCACTCCGCCCCAGAGGATGGAGTAGGCCTCGTAGAGGGCCAGGATTTCATCCCCGCCGAACTCGAACTCGGCCAGGCCCTTGAGGCCCTTGCCGATGTCCTGGGCGGCCGAGTCGATGGCGGAACCGCCGCCGAACCCGTGCCAGGCGGAGATGACACCCTTGCCGATGAGCGGAACGCTCCCGACGATGTCCTCCGTCAGGTAACCGGCCAGTTCGCCGGGTTCCTCTGGCGGACGCCCCTTCGCCATGAGCGACAGGAGGAAGGTGGCCGTCAGGAGGCCCATGGCGGAGCCCAGAGCCCCTCCGATGCGCCCCGTCTTGATGTCGCCCCACATGTCGTGGCTGGCGATGTTCCACACCTTGTTGGCCTGGTTCTGGAAGATGGTCATGAGGTTCAAGAACTCGTTCTGGGCCATGTACCGGGGGAGTTCCTTGGGGTTGGCGGCCTGCTGGGTGTTCAGGGTCACCCGCTGGGCCCTGTAGCGTGCGTCCTCGGGATCGGTACCCTTGGCCAGTTCCGCCTTGTAGACGGCGTTCCAGCCGATGACACGGGTCACCATGTCGAACCAGAGGATGGGCTTGAACCCCGCCCGTCCGATGGCGTGCTTCAGCCGCTTGTACTTCGGGTCCTTCGTCCGCCTGAGTTCCTCCAGGGTCCGTTCGATGGCCTGGTCCTTCACCTGGGGGTCCAGGTTCCACACCTTCCTGAGTGTCTCCCTGGGGGCCATGGCGAACTCGGCGGCCGACAGGAGGAGGTTCAGGGGCCCCGCATCCCTCAGGTAGTAGGCCAGGGCCGTGGGCTGTTTCATGATGGTGCCCAGGTTGTAGGCCAGGTAGGCCACGGCGGCGTTGGACCGGATGAACTTCGCCATGACGTCCGTGGCGGCGAACCCCTTGTAGAAGTCGGGCACCGCCAGGCGGTTGACGAAGTGTTCGAGCGTGTCGTAGACCTCCTTGCCGTAACGGGCCGAGAGGGTCTGCTTCAGGACGGGGTCCTTCAGGACGTCCTGGAACTCCTTCACCATGCCGGAATAGGCGATGAAGTGTTCCTGGATGTCCACGGTCTTGAGCCAGTTGCCGAAAAGCCCGATCTGGAGCGGGGTCTGGTGTTCCGGCGAGATCGTCTTCCGGGCGTGGGAGAAGCCGTGCTTGGCGTAGAACCGCCTCAGGCCGTTCACCCGCATGAACTCGTTCTTGACGGCCTCCATCCCCGTGTCCACCAGTTCCCCGGCCTCTTGCCAGGAATCCCGGTACATGGGGGAGTAGAAGGGCTCGTCCAGGAACCCCACGTCGTAGGTGCCCACCATGGCATCCTTCAGGGCCTGGCGGCGGGTCTCGTAGTCCGCCAGGACCGCCTGGGCCAGTTCGATCTCCTGGGGCTTCAGAAGCTTCTCCATCTCGGCCTTCATGGCCTCGTCGATGCCGTTGCCGTATTTCAGGGCATCCCGCTTCATCTCGTTCATCCACCCCACGTAGACCTCCAGGATGGAATCCAGGGTGAAGTCGACCTTCTCCCCGGTCTCGGGGTCCACGGTGGAGTAGCGCACGGCGGCCAGGTCGCTCTCGCTGATGCCCAGTTCCTTCATCTTGGCCATCATGGCGTCGTGCCTGGAGAACTTGGCCTTCAGGAAGGCGTCCTCGGCCGCATCGGCCCGGCGCATCATGTAGGTGTGCCAGAGCCCCTTGAAGTTGCCGTACTTGTCCAGCCAATCAAGGATTCGGCTGGGGGTGAGGCTCCAGGCGTTCAGGTGTTCCCTGAAGCCCCTCTTCCGCTGGCCCGGCACCATCTTCTGCTCGGTGGGGCCCTTGGGGCCTCCCAGGCTCTGGACCAGGGTCTTGACGGTGCCTTCGATCTTCTCCCGGTAGGCCTGCTGTTTTTCCTTCAGTTCGGCCTTCCCGGCCTCCCTGAGGGCCATGACCTCCGTGTGAAGCTTCCTGAGTTCGTCGAGGGTCATCTCGTAGACCGACCGGCGGGTGAGGCGTGCCAGGTCGTCGGGGGTGATGTCCTCCGCCGCCTCGGGGTTGTCGGCCAGGAACTGCCGGAGTTCGGCGTCGATCCGGGCCTGGTACTGCCTGGGGTCAATGCCCTCGCCCTGGGCCAGTTCCCTCACGGGCTTCGAGATGCCCCGGCGCTTGGTGTCGTACTTCTCCAGGATGTCGGCGATCCTCTCCCGGTAGCCCCAGGAGATGCCTCCTCGGGTGGCCGAATCCAGGTCCTTGACCATGGACCGGACCTCGGCCCTCTCGGCGGCCCTGGCCTCCTGGCGTCGCTTGACCTCCAGGACCCTCTGGCGTGCCTCGATGTAACCGGCACGGTAGCCGGTCCTCCGGGCGATCTGGGCGGCGATGCGGGAATACCGCTGGGCCAGCCGCATGGCCTCCCGCAGGGCCTCCTTCTCGGAGACGAGTTCCCCCACGGCGGTCTGCCCCGTGACGGCCATGATCGTGTCCTTGACCCTGGCCTGGACCCACTTGAAGGCCTGGCCCTTGGCTCGCCTGGCCATGTCGCTCCACCGCACCGGCTCGCCCTTGGGGGTCTCCCTGGGGGCCTTCCGCAGTTGCTCCTCGGTCTCGGCGGCCAGGGAGCGCTCGGCGTAGAGCCGCCACATCTCCTCCTTGAGCATCTGGGCCATGGCCTCGTCCTTGCCCTCGTTGGAGGCCTTCTCGTGTTCGGCCCGGAGTTCCTTGAGGGTGGCGTCGAGGGCCTCGATCCGCCGTTTCAGGTACCGGCGGGTCTGGGCGGTGCCGAGCCTCTCCAAGAGCCACGGCAGGTTGTCCTGGGTCACTTCCAGGACCGGCGGAAGCTGGTTGGGGTTCTCGGGGCGGTTGGTAAGCTGGTTGAACAGGTTCTGGGCGTCGGTGACGTCGAAGCCGTTCTCGGCCAGGCGCTGGGCCAGCTCGTCCATTGCCAGACCGGCACGGCGGTAGAGCCAACCGGCGGTCTCCCTGATCCTGTCGGCCATGTCCTTCCCCAGGAGGTTGGTCACCTGGTCGTAAGAGATGCCCCCCATGTTGCGGATGGTCTTCACCAGGTTCTGCCAGCCCTTCCAGGCTTCGGTCTTCATGGCGATGGCCTCGGCGGCCTCCAGGAAGTCGTCCACCTCCGTGGCGGCCTCGGGGGAACCCTCCTTGAACCATACCGGGTCGAAGAGGGCCTCCTCGTCTCCGTCGGCGGCACGGTTGGCCGGACCCTCCATGGCCATGATGGCCTGGGTCTCTTCAGAGGCTTCGGGATCGGGGGGGAGTTCGTCGACGGGCTTGATTTCGTCCTGGTAGAACGTCCGGTTCTCGATCTCGTCCTCCAGGGCGAACATCCGGTCGTAGACGCCCCGGACCTCGTCCGACAGGACGACGTCAAGCTGGGCGACGCTGTGGTAGACGTTCGTGAGCCACTTGCGGAACCACTCGAACACCCGTGCCAGCCTTGGGGAAGGGGCTTCGCCCTCCATGAGCCAGGCCTCGAACCCACGGGCGAACTGCTCATGGTGAGTGATGTCCAGCTTCTGGCCGTGTTCCACCCCCAGCCACTTCTTCAGGGTCTCCCAATCCTTCTTCACCTGCTCCGGGGCGTCATCCCTGGAGGCCAGTTCCTCGAAGTCCAGGAGGAAGATGTGGCCGGTCTCGTGCATGAAGGTCGATTCGTCGGCGTTCTGGAAAAGCGAGACGAGCCTTTCCCCGGAGTCCGTGACCTCAAGCTTGCCACGGGGGGAGGACTCGTCCTGGTAGAGTTCCCTTAACCGTTGTTCTTCGTCGAGGTTCGCCTGGACTTGCTCTGAGGAGAGTCGCCCAGCCGCTTCCTGGAGATGCCGTTCGTAGGTCTCCCGGTCAACGCCAGAATCTGGGCTCCACGCCGGGCTTCTTCCTTCTCCATCGCTTCCAGCGCCCTCATGGTCAGCTTCAGCAAGCTGTCGGATTCGTTCGATTTGGTCACCGTAACCCGCCTCCCTCAGGATGTCCTCGTAGACCCCTGTGACAAATAATACCTCAAAGTCGGGCGTATTGGCAATATCCTTTGCCGTTAAGCCATTGGACTTCAGGAAATCCACCAGGGGCAGAGGCTTCCCGTTCACCTTCTTCTGCTGGGCGGCGTAGTAGAGCGAACGGGCCCAACTCCACACCGTCTCCTGGACCTCGGAGGGGGTCCACCGGTTGCCCGTGCGCTCGGTGATGATCTCCGCCGCACGCCTGGCCAGGATGTTCATGGCGAGATAGGCCGTTCCCTTCCCAGGGTCGGTCTTCCCCTTGTTCAGCTTCCCGCCGAGACGCCTCTGTTCTATTCCGGCATAATTGGCCATCCAGGTGTCGTTAGTCACCTCAATGACGTTCCCTAGCAGGTTCAGGCGGAAGCTGTCAACCTTCGGACCCGAGAGGATCATCTCCTCCGGGGCGTCGGTCAGGGCCCGGTAGGCGTTGTTGACCCACGCTTCGAGGATGGACTTGTCGCCCCTGTTCCCCTGGACGCTCCGGCCCATGATCTGGACGATGGCGTCGAAGTCCGTCGGACGGTTGGCGTCGATCCAGTTGGACCAGACCCTCAGGGTGTTGCCCAGGTTGTCCTCCACGGAGCATTGCGGCGAAAGGGCCGCCAGGAGTGCGGCGAACCGGGGGGCGTCCTGGCCGAAGGCCTCGGAGATGGCCCTGGCGCTCCGCTCGTACCAGCCCCGCTTGGCCCGTCCGGCCCAGGCCGCAGAGGCCATCTCGTCGGGGTTGGGGAGTTGCCTGAGCCACTTGAGGACCGTCTTGGCCGTCCGCTCCCGGACCTTCGCCCGTTCCGCCGGGGTGAGGTACGCCGTCACCCTGGCCGGGATGCCGGGCTTGATCCCGCCCCTGGGCATCCAGAAGGTGTTCTCGAAGTCGGGCGGGTAGCTGAAGCGCACCGGCGTGCCGTCCACGTCGATCTCGGTGTAGTTGTCGCTCAGGTCGGTGCCGATGACGGGATTGCCGCTGGTGAAGGGGGCGAACTCCCCGTCGTAGTTCTTCAGGACGCCGTTCTTGTCGAAGACGTCGTTCACCCAGTAGATGCCGGTGGGGGTCGTGATGGCCGCCTGATCCCACTTCCGGGCCAGTTCGATGGCCTCGGACGCCGTCAGGCCGGTGACCATGAAGGAGGGTTCCGGCTTCCCGCCGAAGACGCCTCGGGCCTCGTAGACGGTGATCTTGCCTCGGGTCCTGGGCTTCTTCGTGCCCTTGATGAACTTCTGGGGAATCGGGTAGTCCGGGTCCATGGCCACGGGGATCAGGAGGCCCCGGCGCTCGGCCTCCACGATCCGGTGCCGACCGTCGGAGATTTCGATGCCCTTGGGGTTGCCGAAGGACGCCGACACCTTGGGGTAGCCGGTGAAGGCCTTGTAGCCCCTCAACCGTTTCAGCCGCTCGGGGGCGTGGACCAGGCTCTCGCCGTGCTGGGCCTCCCAGGCCTCCCTCACCTGCTTGGGGTCCACCAGGACAATCTGCGTGTGCCCCAGGTCATTCCGGTAGCGTGCCTCCTCGTCGGTCTCCTTGACGAGTTCCCAGGCTTTCGCCAGCCTGGCGTTCTTCTCCGCCCTGCCCACGATGGCCTCGATCTGCCGGGCCAGTTGGGCGTTCCTGGCGGCGTTCTCCTCCTCGGTGAAGTCCTTGCCGGGAGGGTTGGCGGCGGTGAAGATGTACCAATCCGCCTTGTCCAGGATTTTCATCAGCTTGTCCACGGGCTCGCCCTGGGAGGTCTTCCTGGCGGACTGCCAGAAGGCCTTGGCCACCGTCTTGTTGGGCTCGATCTCGCCGCTTTCGTCCACGGTGAGCGGCGGCATGGCCTGGCTGGCTCCGAACCGGATGACCTTCCCGTTGCGGACGATGATGGCATCCCGGCGAAGGTCCGGGGGCGTGTTCTGGCGCTCCTCCTCCGACAGGCCGTGGCGGTCGAAGACATCCCAGGCCTCCACCTCACCGGCGATGCGGCGGTAGGTGTTGTACACGGCCTCCTTGCTCAGGCTGGCCACCAGTTCCCCTTCCATCCGGGCCAGGTTGTTGCGCCCCTCCACGACGACCTCGTTGCCGTCCTTGTCGTAGAGGACCGCTCGTTCCTGGTCGTTGGCCAGGGCCTGGCGCACCGCCTTCAGGGCGTCCTCGGCGATGATGTAGTTCCCCCACCGGGTGGGTTTCCACACGGCGGCCAGGGCCACGTTCATGTTGCCGCCGTCGGCGAAGTTCTCTCGGGCCTGGATGGCGTGCTGGACCTCGTGGAGGAGGATGCCCACCTGGTGGGCGTCGCCCTTGCTGTCGGGGGCGATGTGGATGGCGTCGGCGGCCCCGTAATACTCGGCGGTTCCGTCAGGCAGGGAGGGGTCCAGGTAGACGTTGGCGTCGGCCAGGTCGGGGTAGGCCTTGAAGAGGGCCGGGAAGTCCAGGATGGACCCCAGCTTGTGGTCACCCACGATGATCCCGTTGAGCCTGGCGTCGGCGTCGTTGATCTCGAACCGGGCCTCCCCGTCCATGCCGAAGTACCAGCCGGTCTCCTGTCGGATTTCCTCGTTGGTCTTCCCCTGGCTTCGCATCTCCTCGGCCAGGTCGAGGCCGTCAGGCATGACCTTGGCGTTTTTCCCGGCGTACTGGTAATAGACCTCACCAGGGGCCACCTCGGGGTCGACGCCCTTCTGGACCTTGAGGTTCTGCTTCTCGTACCAGGCTTCGGGGTCCGTGCCGGTCATGACGCCAACCGTGTAGGCCCTGGCGGACCACAGGACGGCGTTGGCCCCGGCCTGCTGTTCGTCCATGCCGGTGGCCACCAGTTGCTCCTTCACCCTGTTGTAGACCTTGGCCGCCTGTGAGCGGTACCTGATCCTGGAGGCCTCCTTGACTTCCGCCGGGGCACTCAGGCTCCTACCGGCCTCGAAGGTGGAGCCGGTGATGGCCGCCACCAGGAAACCGGGGAGGCCCTCCTGGACCAGGGCATCCCTCAGGTCCAGGTCGGCCCAGTTGGTGCGACTGCCGTAGCGCCTGGAGATGAGCCCCTGGCCCACTTCCTGGGCCGCCTCGGGGATGCCCCTGCCCACGGCATCGGCGATGAGGTTCACCGCCCGGTCGGGGAGGACTTTTCCCATGGCCTTCCTGACGATCTCGTTGTCGCCGAAGAAGCCCAGGCGGTTGGTGACGATGCCCAGGGGGAGGTTGGTCCAGAAGGTCTTGGCGGCCGCCATACTGGCGGCACCCTCGTCACCGGTATCGTTCAGGACCTGCTTGTACACGGGGCCTGCCTCGGAGAAGCCCTCGATGACCTGTTGCGTCGAGGCCCCCAACCATCGGGCCAGGCCCAGGGCGGCCTTCTCTGACAACCCCAGGGCGTATGCGCCCCCCGCCAGCCCCATGGCCCCCTTGGCGATGGCCATGGCGGGGAGGAGGTAGAACGCCAGGGAACCAGACCCCTGCCAGAAGGCATCCCAAAGGTTCGGGTCAGACCCGTCCGTGAGTTCGGACGTGAGGCTCTGGGAGGCCCCTTCCAGGCGGTCGGCGAAGTTCCTGGCGGCATCCCAGCCCGTGAGCCACTCCACGCTCCTGGAAAAACCGCCGGAGGCCGTCATGAATCCCGCCGCCAGACCTCCCACGGCACGGTTCGTGGCCCCCACGGCGGGGTCGTTGACCTTCCGCCAGAAGGCCGAGTGGGTCCGCAGGGTCTCCACGGAGGGGCGCTCGTGCATGGGCCCCACCTGGGTTTGCCGGTCCTCCTCGTCCATGCGGCGGACAATTTCCTCATCCGTCAGGAGGGCGGGATGGACCTTTTTTTCCAGGGCCTTCCGGGCCCTGGGAATCGTGAGTTCGTAGGCCTCGGAGATGGTTTCCAGGGCGTTGTTCCGCTTGGCCTCCTGGAGGAGGGTGCGGGTCTGCTCGGTTACCCCAAGTTCCTGGTTGATCTCCAGTTCGGAGAACCCCTGGGCCCTGGCCCTCTCGACCCGGCCCGTCAGTTCCTGTCCGATCTCCTCGTCGGAGAACCCGAGGTCTCGGGCCTTCTTTATGCGGTTGGCCATGGACGGGTACTGGAGCAAGAGCAGGTCTTCCATGGGTTCACCCTCCTATTCGTTGCCGTACAGGGCGTCTTGGAGTCTCTGTTTCCTTGACTTCTCCACCTTGGCCCCGGCTGTACTGGACTTGTCCGGCCCGGCCTGGACGGTCGGGGCCTTGAGCCCTCCGTCCTCGACGCCGCCCAGTTGGGGCGGGAACCACACGGCCCCGGCCGTCTTTTCCAGGACCTTCGCCTTGGCGCCGAAGGGGTTGAAGAAGAACCTCCCCTTCTTGTCGTCGGTGATGGCCTTGCGGAGGAGGTAGTTGCGGACCTCCCGGATTTGCTCCAGGGGGGTGAGGGAGGGGTCTGCAGCCTCGTCGAACTGGACCAGCAGGTCGTAGGGGTCGATCTCGACGCTCTCCAGGATGCTCTTCAGTTCGGATCGGGCCAGGTTCTTGGCCTTGGTGTAGTTTGCGTTCCGACGGCCGGTGATCTCGTTGAACTCCTTCATGAGCCGGTTCCTCTGGCGTTCGCCGATGAGCCCGGCCCCGTTGGCGTCCATGATGTCGTAACCGTCCTTCGTGCCTTCCAGGAGCCCCTTGCGGAGGCTCTCGAAGGCCGCCTTGGACTCTGTCGGCGACGTGCCGAAGTTGTACTCCAGGAGGAGGAGTTCCTTCTCGTCGGGGGGTGCGTTGCGGAGACGGGTGCGGAAGGCCCTCTCGGCGTTCCGCTCGGCCCGGTTGGCCAGCATCTCCTGGCGGCTCTCGATGGCCGTTGCCCAGGAGAGGGCCCGGTCGGGGTCCAGCATCCCCTTCTGGGCCAGGCCCAGGAGGTCGCCCTTCGACGGGGGCTTGCCGGACAGGACCTGCATGGCCACCCATTCGGAGACCTTGTTGCGGATTTCCCTCTGCTTGGAGTCCTGGAAATCCAGGAGTTTCTGGAACGTCACCTCGTCCAGGCGGTCGAAAGCCTTGCGATCCGCCTTCCAGCCCAGGGGGTCCGCCACGATGGCCTTCACGGCGGCGTCGTACTGCATGTCCGTGTAGGCGTTCTCCAGGATTTTCACGCCCTCGGTGGCCGGGAGCCACTCGGAGGCGGCCTGGACGATGGCCTCCAGGTCGGTCTTGTTGCCAGCCCGGACGGCGGCCGAGACGGCCTCGTCGAACTTGGCCCTTCGGACCACGGCCTGCTTCTTCAGGAAGAGGCCCTGGATGTCGCCCTTCTGGGAGACGGCCTTGATTTCAAAGTAGCGGGAGGCCTTGTCCTTGAGGACGTCGTTTCCGATGCCGTCCTCAAGCTCCTTGCGGTACTCCTCCCAGGCCTGGCCCAGACGGTCGTTCATGCCCTCGTAGTCCGTGTTCATGGACTCCTTCTCCATCTGCTCATCCCACCAGGCGTCGGCCTTGGCCTTGAGCAGGGAGAACTCCATGGCGTTGATTTCCTCTTGCTGCTTCAGGGCGGTCTGCCCCAGGAGGGTTCCGGCCCTCTGGGCGGCGTTCCCCAGTTCACCGAGCTTCTCGGCGAAACCGGCCCCGAAGGCGTCGGGGTTGACCCTGGGGGAAACGTCCGGCGAGGGCAGGGAGCCTGGGGTGACCTTTCTCTCGTAGACGGGTATCTTCATGGGCTGCGCCCCCTAACCGTAGTTGTGGCTCACTCGGGTGGAGCCGTAGACGATGCCGGTGGGCCACTTCTTCTTCTGGCTCAGGAGGCCGGAGCTCAGGCCCTCGGCCGTCCGGTCGGCCACCATGGCAGCCCCCGTCAGGAGGCTCTGCCCGGCTCCCAGGACGCCGCCGAGCATGGCGTACTTGCCCTGGCTCTTGGCCTGTTTCGCCTGGCCCCTGAGGGTGGAGGCCTCGGTCTCGAATCCCCAGGCCTCAAGCTGGGCGTTGTACTTCGTCATGGCCACGTCGGACTCCACGCCGTAGGCGGTGTCCGCCAGGAGGTCCAGGGCCGAGCCGGAGTTCACGGCCACGCCCGAGGCCCCCAGGAGACTCCTCTGGGTTCCGGTGAAGCGCTCCCCCTTCTCACGGAGGAACCGGGCCTCAAGCTGGGCCTTCTCCAGGGCCTGGTTGGCCTGGGCCTCTTTCACCTTGGCCTGGTTCTCGTAGGCCTTGGCCTGGGCGTCGGCGGCCTGCATCCCGGCGACCCCCTGTGCCAGGCTACTGATGGCGGAGATGAAGGTGCCGAAGGTCTGAAGCTGGGTGCCGAGCCCGAAGGCCTCACCGGCCGTGGTCATGGCGCCGATTATCTGAGGGATGCACAAGTCACTCACCTCTCTTCCGTGTGACGGGATGGAAGAGGAGGCCATCGACCCCGTAGGGCCGGGCCTCCCCTATCTCGAAGCGGAGCCACCGGAGCCACGCCAGGGAGAGGGTGTTCTCGACGTGGACCCAGTTCGTCAGGACCTTGTATCGTTCCAGGAGGCGGTCGATGACCGGCCTGGAGTGTCGGAGGAAGGGGATGCGGATGTCGTGGAGCTCGTCGCTCCCCAAGAGCCAGGGGGAACCCCTCTCCATGAGGAGGTTGATGGGTACGACCCCGAAGAGGCAGACGCACCGGCCTGCCCTCTCTACGGCCCAGGACTCCCGACTGCGCCCCACGGACCTCACGAGGGCCTCGAAGGGGAGAAGGTGGTTAGAGGCCCAGACCTCCAGGCGGTCGGCCGCCCTCATCCGTGGGGCCAGGTCCTCGATGTGCCAGGCCTCCACGTCGGTGAGGACGACCCCTGCGCTCTCGGCGTGGACAATCCTAGCCACCGTAGCTCACCCTCCTGACGATGCCGTCGATGCCGAAGGGGAGCGGGTCGCTCTGGCGGATGTAGACCTTGCCCTCGTCATCCCAGCCGGACTCCATTTGGGGCCTCAGTTTGCCGGTGTAGGGCTGGTCGTGCCCCTCGTAGTCCAGGTCGTTCAGGTGGTCGGCGTCGGGGCCCACCTGCCCACCGGCGGAGTTGTTCACCAGGAGGAGGGCCTGCGGGGTGTTCTTCTTCTTGGGGATGGAGATGCCGTCCTTGAGCTCGATGGCGTCCTCCAGGGTGCAGAGGTCGCAGTCGTAGGCCAGGCCGACGTGGATTTTCGACGCAGCGCTCGGAAGGTCCACGCTGGCGTTTGTGACCACCAGGTCTCGGACCACCGTTCCGTTGGCCAGGGCCACCACGGTCTTGCCCTCCAGGTGCCCCAGGTTCGTGACGTGGGTGATGGGAGAGCCGTCGTAGGAGAGCCCGGAGTCCACGAAGAAGGCGTCCGCCAGGGTGGCGAAGCGTCGGCTGTGGAGCCTCTCGACGTAGCGCTTCGTGCTGCCGTTGATTGTCCGGCGGACGATGGCCCAAAGCTGGTCCTCGCCGTCGCCGGGGATGGTGCAGATGGACTCGAAGACCCCGTCGGTGTGGTGGTGGTGCCATGCGACCACCTGGTGCTCCCGGAGGTAGGTCATCCCCAGGAGGACGCCGTCATCCCGGACGGCCCAGACCACCGAGTAGGGGGCCTGCTGGAAGGCCCAGTCCACGACGCTGTGCCCCTCGAAGAGGTGCTCCGAGAGGACCGAGAGGTCGCTCCCGGCGTAGGAGTTGTCCTCCAGGGAGTAGCCCAGGTCGAAGACCTTGGCGTCCATCCCTTCCAGGAAGACAACCCGGTTGCCCACCACCAGGGGCGGCAGCTTGGACGAGCGGGTGTAGTTCTGCGGCTTGGCCACCTTCTCGGACGGCGTGATGGCTTCGCTGGTCGTTCCTGGAGCCACCTTCCATTGGCCGCCTGCGGACATGACCACCAGGTCCGTGAGGGCCACGATGCCGGTGATGGCGTTGACCTCCCGGCTCGGGATTGGGATGTCCACGGCGTCGTCGTCCTTCAGGGGGAGGGAGACGCCGAAGTTGGGGTAGTCGCCCGAGCGGCTCATCCATATCCGCTGGGGGTCCGTGGGGGTGTTGGCGAAGACCAGGCGCTCCTGGTAAAAGGCCGCCACGGAGGGAAACCCGTACTTGTCGCTCCAGGAGCCGAAGGCCCAGACGTCCGTGGACGTGGGAAGGCTCCAGAGGCGGTCCTCCAGGACGCCCTCCACCTCGGTGGAGGAGACGTACTTGGTGATGCGGACCACGGCCCTCTCCCGGAAGTCCGGCACCTCGATGTAAAAGTAGGGGTGATCGGTGGTGACCGTGGGCCGACGGACCCGGATCAGGAACTCCTCGTCGTCCTCGGTGCCCTCGATGAGCCAGTTTGTCGTGATGCGGTAGGACAGGGCCTTGAACTGGTGCCAGGTCTTGCCGTCGTCGATGGACTTGTCCAGGTAGATCGTGGAGGCATCCCAGTCGCCGCCGGAGGTAGTCCTGAAGTTCCACTTCCCACGGACCCGGTACTCGGGGCTCGTGTAGTCCACAGAGTCCGGTATCTGGACCTGGACGGACGAGCCCGGCGTCAGGTATTCGGCCATGAAGAGGCACCCCTCCATGTCCGACTCGAAGATGGGGTCCGAGGCCTCTATGATGACCGAATCCCCGCTGTTGAAGGGCCCCTCCGTCACCGCCACGCCGCCGCCGGAACTTCCCTTGGGCGTCTGGAGGCAGACCCACGAGACGTAGCCCGTGTAGGTGTCGGATGACGACACGTACAGCCCCACCCGGACGGTGGCGTAGGACGTGATCTGTTCGGCCACGTTCTCGGGTATCTCGAAGTTGTAGACCCCCCAGGCCGTCGTGAGGAAGATGGTCTTCTCGTAGATTTGCGTGGTGCCCGAGTAGAGCCTCACCCTCAGCTTGGTGGACGTCCGGTTGCCTTTGGCCCTGACCTTCAGGACGTGGCCGCTCCTGGAGGTCGGCTCCTCCAGGGTGCCCAGGGTTAGCTTGCACTCGGTTCCCAGACCGGAGCACGAGATGTAGTCGGAGTCGCTGTACGGCTCCTCGTCCAGCTTCGAGTAGAGCGGGGTCGTGGTCCAGGAGCCTGAGTCGTAGTCCGATGCCGGGTAGGCCTTCTGGGCGAACCCGTTCATGGAGACCGTGATGTCCTCGTCATCGTTGACGTCCTGGAAGGGGCCGCCGGAGAAGTGGAACTCCTCCAGGAGCCAGTCGATGTGACCGTAGCGGGAAAGCGTCATGATGGGGTAGTCGGGGTGGGTGAGGTACATGACGTCGGCCGACTGAATGTAGCGGATGCGGTCCAGGTCGGCCTCCAGGAAGGGTGTGGCCACCTCCAGGTAGTCCTGGGCCTGCCAATGGGCCGTGTCCTGGGTCGGGTCCATGCCCTCGTAGAACTCCAGAGACATGACATCCCACGTGTACGACGTGCCGGGGTTGCCCCGGTAGGCGATCCCGCCCAGGGAGGCCTTCAGCCGCCACTCCTGGGCCGAGACGGAAGGCAGGTCCTCCAGGAGGTTCACCGAGCCGTCGGCGATGCTCAGGATGGGCACCGTCATGAGGGTCACCCAGGAGCCGCCGGACTTGTACTGGACCTCCACGGCCTCGACCTTGTTGACGTTGGGCACCCCGTGGTAGATGCGGAACTTGCCCACCGACTTCGACGAGCCCAGGTTCACGCCGATGTAGGTTTCCGTGGTGTAGACGTTCTGCCCCGTGGTGTTGGAGGACCACCAGGTGGAACCGTTCCCGTCGATGACCTTGTCCGGGGTGTAGGCCCCCATGGACCCAGAGGCGAAGGCCGACGAGGGGGTCAGGACCGAGCCGATGCCGGTCACGGGGCCCGAGATGCACTTGTAGACCTGCCCCCGCCACCGGACGTAGTCGCCCAGGGCGTAGGTGGTGGTGGCGCTCCAATCCGAGACGAGGGGGTCGTCCGAGCCCACGACCACCTGGCCGTCGGCGGTGTAGAAGCGGATGTACTGGTCGCCCACCTCCATGGCGTAGCACTCCGTGGCGTCCATGGAGAAGACGAAGGGAATGAGCCTGGAACGCTTCGAGGAGGTTTTCGTCTCGCCGTAGAACTCGAACCCCGGCCGGTTGACGGCGCCGCCATGGGGCCGGGTGATGAAGTTCTTGCAGACCTCCAAGCCGATGTCTCGCTTGTCCAGGTCCACCCTGGAGCGAACCGGGGGCGAGAGTTCACCGGCGGCAAAGGAGGGCTGGATCGGGTGGACGGGTCCGATCATTAACGCCTCGCCTCCGCATACCGGCTGGATTTCGGCAGGGTGATGGACCTCTCCCTGGCGGCCATGGTGGTGGCGTTGGCCAGCCGGTTCATGTAAATCTTCTCCAGGGCGCCCTGGAGTTCAGGATCGGTCGAGAGCGGGATGGCCAGTTCGGACGCCAGAAACCAGGCGAAGGTGTCAGAGAAGAGCGTTGGGAAGACCGACTCGTCCGTCACGGCCACGATGTATTCGCAATAGGCAGGGCTGATCCCCGCCAGGATTCGCCTACCCGAGGCGCTGGCGGTAGCCTGGACCTTGAAGTCCTCGGACAGGCCCTCCTTCGTGTTCTCGTTGAAGACCCTCAGGACCCTGAGGGCGGAAGCCGGGTGGACGTAGGCGTAGGCCCACAGGGGATAGGATTCCGGGGCGTCCAGCAGTTCCACCGTCGTGGTGGCGAAGGGCCAGGGGAAGGATGCCAGGAGAACATCCCTGGCCACGGGGTAGGTCGAGAGGATGGCCAGGGTGACGGGGTCCGAACCCGAGAGGTTTGCAAGCTGTTTCCTGTCGCCAAGCCGACTCAGGGCCAGGTTGACGATTTCAAGCTGGGTCATGGCCTAACCTCCTTGGGAAAAGAAAAAGGGGGCGGCCTGAAAAGACCGCCCCCTGGGGGTTACTTACTCCCCTTCCGTTTTGTTGCCTTTGGGGGTTCTGGAGCCTCGATAGCCGTAGGCTGCTCCTCGGTTGGCTCGGGCTCCGTTGTTCCTGGACCACTTCCGGCGAACTCCTCGGGGGTGACGGGGCTGAACGGAACGAACCAACTCGGCACCCGCTCCCCCTCGCTGAACTCGACCACCGCTCCGGTTTCCCAGAACCTTTGCGAGAAGTCGGTGCATGTCCGGGTGCAGACGTACTTCATGGTTCCGTCACCCCTAGTAGGCGACGGGAATGACGTTCGTCTGGGAGTCCTTCACCAGGGCGACGTAGAACTTCCCGGCGGTGAGGGCGGCCGTGCCGATGGTGAAGGTTCCCTTGATGTAGCGGTAGAGTTCCTTCGGGAGGCGGATGGCCAGCATGACCGTTCCGGCCGTGAGGCTCGCCTTGGCGATGGCCGCCGTGGCGGTGATGGTGGTCCAGGAACTGTTGTCCAGGGAGTGCTTCAGGGTGAACTGGACCGTGGCGGCACCGCCGGAGGTGACGGACTCGGTCACCAGGACCATGGCGATGAGTTCGTCGTTGGCTCCGCCCCTCTTCACGAGGTCGATGACGTTCTCCGTGTCGGTGTCGCCGGTGTTCGTGGGGGCCTGGCTGTTGGCCAGGAGAAGCTGTTTGTCAATCCACACGTTGGTGTCCTCCTTTCAAGGTCATGGAAAAGGGGCCGCCACAAGGACGGCCCCGCTTAGGACGTCAGCGCCTCAGGTCTAGGAGAAGCTGATGGCGGCTTCGGTGGAGAGGATGGCGTCGCAACGCCTGACCGGGATTTCGTCGAAGGCCAGGACACGCTTCCCGGCCACGGAATCCCAGGTGAGGTTCACGTTGCTCTTGGCGATGATCTGCTTCCGCAGGGCCGTGCGAACGGTGCGGTTGCAGTACCAGGCGGCCTTGCCCATGCCGAGGGCGGGGATGCGCTCCGACGCCTCGATCATGAGGTTCACCAGGTCGGCCGCCCCCGAACCGGAGATGAGGTTCGAGACGTCGACGTTGCAGATGCGGACGACGTAGCGCCAGTCGGCCACCACGAGCCCCGTGTGCCACTCGTAGTGCCCCCGGTAGCCCTGGTACTTGTTCCCTGCGGCGTCGAAGAGGGTGACCTCCCCCAGGTTCTGGTGGTCGATCCCGGCGCTCGTTCCCTTGGGGAAGATGCCGTGGACCGTCTCCGGGCTCCAGACCACGAGCCAGACGGAGGTGTTGTCGCTCCCGACGCCGCCGCCGTTGACAAGCTGTTCCTTGTTCCCGGCGTTCACGGCGTCGGAGAAGCGGGGGGCCAGGCCGAGGAAGCGTTCGGGGTTGGTGCGGGTGTCGCCGTAGAACAGGGTCGTGGCCATGGCCTGGTTCATGGACTCCACGAAGGCCTTGTCCTGGGAGAGGCGGAACTCGGCGGTGTTGCCGTTGAGACCGGCCACCCGCTTGTCCACCTCGGAGTAGGCCTCAAGCATGCCGCAGGTGTCGGTCACCTGGGCCGTCTGGGCCTTGCCGTTGGGAACGCCGTAGTTCAGGAGACGCCAGGCCACCTCGGGGAGGCCGGTGCGGATCGTGGACAGGTGGCCCGTGGGGAGGTTGCCCTCCACGTAGACCATGTCTTCGAGGACTTCGTTGGTGCGGCCGAGAAGTTCGACGATCTTGTCGATCTTCCCGCCGGGGTTGAGCATCCTGGCGTGGTCCTGGAGGGTCGGGAGGTTGTTTCCAATCGTGCTCACGCTTATCGCCCCTTTCTAGGTTTTGGTTGGGTTGGACCTACTTGCGGTGTTCGGGGTAGAGGACCTCGGCGTCGGACTTCACGGAACCGACCGACTCGGCCTCGACGAACTTGGGGTCCTGGGCGATCTTGCCCAGGCGGTAGAAGAGCCGGATGAACTCCTTGTGGTTGCCCACGAAGAGGTCGTCCATCAGTTGGGAGAGTTCCGGCGTTCCGAACTTCTTCAGGCCCAGCTTGGCCGTGGCCAGCTTCTCCTCGTGGTCGGCGCCGCCGATCTCGGGGTCCGCCTTGGCCTCGGTCTGCCAACCCTCGATGGTCTTCTCCCATTGGCCGACGAGCCGCTGGGAGGCCTCTTTCGCCAGCTTGGCGTGGAGGTCGGCGAACTTCTGGGCGGCCTCCTGGGAAAGCTTGGCCTCTTTGGCCAGTTCGGTGAACTCGCCCATGACGGCCTCGTCCAGGACGAAGCCCTCGGGCACCTTCAGGTCGTACTTCTCGGGCACGGCATCCTTGTCGCCGTCTTCCTTGTCGCCGTCTTCCTTGTCGTCGGGTTTCTGGTCGTCGGGTTTCTGGTCGTCAGGCTTCTGGTCGTCAGGCTTCTGGTTGGCCGTGTCCTGGAACAGTTGCTGTTCGAGGGTGCTCTCGTCCGCCTTCTGGTTTTCGGTGTCACCCTGGTTCAGAAGGGATTCCGGCATTACGTTTCCTCCTCCTCGTCTTTCAGGAGGCCTTCCGCCACAGCCTCGGCCCACAAGGTTCCGAAGTTGTGGAAGTCGACCTTCTGGATGTCGTTAAGGATCAGCAGGGCCAGGTTCCGGTGCCCCTCCAGGAAGAACGTGGTCGAGTTCCCCGTGAAGGTCGTTCGGAACAGGCTCCCGATGGTCAAAAGCCGCCAAACAAAGCGACGGCCCTCCCGAGTCGAGAGGACCGCCTTGATGTCGTTCAGTTCACGCTCACGCCGCAATCGGCGCTCTTCCTGGGTCTCCTGGTCGACGAGACCGGCCCTCAGCTTCCGGCCGATCATGTCGTCCAGGGTCTCCCCCTTCTTCACGGGCCTCTGCATGGCCTACATCCCTCCCGGTACCCCCTGGAGCGCATAGCCTCCCTGGAGATTGCGGATCACCTGGTCGAGCATGTTCCCGTCGCCGGTCTTGGCGGCGGACAGTTCCCTGGCCGTCTTGGCCCCCTGCTCGGCGGTGGCCATCATCGTCTGGGCCGCCACCTGCTGGGCCCTGACCTGGCGAATCTGGGCCACCATCTCGTCGGAGACCACGACGGACGCCGGTACGCCCAGCATGTCGGCGTACTCGTCCACAAGCTGGTCGAAGTCCACCTTGTCCAGGGCCTCGGGCTTCACCTGGGCGATTCCGCCCACGAAGGTGACGAACTGCTCCAGGGTGACCGTGCCCACCAGCTTCTGGCTCTGGGCCAAGAGGGAGACGTACTCCACCTTCAGTTCCTGGCCCTGGAGTTCCTCCGGCGGCGGCGGGATGAGTTCGCTCTCCAGCATGATGCCGAAGGTCCGCTTGATCACCTTGTTCAGGAGTTCCGTGTCCAGGCGCTCCAGGACCGGCCCCAGCATGAGAAGCTTCTCCTCGTGACGCTCAGCCACCTCTCGGGCGGTCATCTCCCGCCGGTCGGACATGGAGAGCATCAGGAACAGGTCGGCGTAGAAGGTCTGGCGGATCGCCTCGGCAACTTCCAGGATCGTGTCCTTGAGCCCCGAGAGGTCCGGTTTCACCTCGTAGAGCGGCCGGATGCCCATGTTGGAGGCGTTGGGGTTCACGAAGGTGATGCCGCCGGGCATGGATCGGACGCCCTGCTCGGCCACGTCGGGCGGCGCCTGGAGCGGCGGGTCGTAGGACTTCTCGATCCCCGTCAGCTTGTCCATCTCCAGGACCATCAGTTGCTTGGCGTCCGGGAGTGCCTCCCAACCGGGCCCCATGCCGTAGACGTGGGGGCCCAGGGTATCCCATCGGGGCGCCATGATGGGCAGTTCCGAGTAGCCCTTCACCTGGACGATGCCGTCATTGGGGGCGTCGGGCATCCAGTAGACCGAGACGAAGGGCTTCTCCCGCTCCATCGGGTGGATCGGGTACTTGCCGTCGTTCGGCTCGATGAAGTGGTAGACCGAGAACTTCGAGAAGGGCTTGTCGTTGGCCGCCCGGATCACGGCCGTCGGGAGGACCTTCTCGTCGAAGAGCCGCACCAGGTTCAGGGCGGACATGCGGATGTGCCGCCCGAAGGTGTCCACCTCCAGCTTGGGGTTGTTCGCCAGGACGTACTCGCCGAAGGTGAAGGAGCGGCAACGGATGACCGTGTCGTAGTCTCGGTCGATCATGATGGGGCCCGTGCCGAAGGTGCCCAGTTCGGCGTAGACCGAGTGAAGGCTGTTGTAGAAGTTCGACTTGTGGAACACGCCCATCATCCGGTCTCGGACGTCGTCCAGCCAGAGCCGGGCGTTAGGAAACTCCGAGAGGTAGGGGTCCGCCACCATGAGGCGGAACCAGGGCCGTGCGGGGCTCGTGAGACCGGCCTGGAGACCGGCCGCCAGGGTCCGCACCGAGCGCTTGGGCATCATGTTCAGGATGTCGTCGTCTCGCTCGTGCCACTTGTCGTAGTCCGAGTCGGCGAAGATGCCCCGGTGTGGGTTGATGTACCGCACCAGGTCCTCGGCCACCCGGAGCCAGGGGTCACGGAGTTCCTCCAGTTCCTTCCAGCGGGAGGCGAGGAAACTCCTCATGGGCAAGGACATCGGGCTCGCCATTCCATACCCCCTCCCCCTTTACTGCCCCAGGAGGCTCTTCTTCTGCGTCCTGGCCTTGTTCTCCAGGCCCTGGCCGGACGTCAGAAGGGTGGACTTGTACCCCTGGGCCGCTCTCTGCTTGCGGCGCTCCTCCCAGGCGGCCAGGGTCGGATCGGTGTTGATGTCGGCCTTCGTGGGAGCCGGAGGCGCCTCGGGCATTTCCGGCGTGCTGAAAAGACACACGGCTATCTCCTCCTTCCGAGTCTTGAGAATGGGTGGTACGCCTCCGCACCGGCGAAGGGGCGGAGGCTGTCGTGGCCCGAGGCCAGCGGGATGCTGGCCGGTGTCGGCACCGCAAACGTCAGGGCCAGGGCGTCGCCGTAGTCGGGAGACGCCAGGCCACGATCTCGCATGTCTTCCTTGGCCTCCAGGATCATCTTCCCGGCCGGTGTGAACCAGTATTGGGGGCCACAGAGGTCGTCCACAAGCTGGTCGATTGGCGGCAGGGCGCCACCGGCCTCCAGCCAGTCCTTCACGCCGTGCCACATCTCCATGCGCTTGTTGGCGAAGTGGGGATTCGACGAGACCCAGCCGAAGTTCACCTCCACCACGTTGCGCCAGCCCACCTGCCGGAGCCGGTCCACCACGGCGCTCCCCATGGCCACGTCCACCAGGAGGCTCTGGGGCCGGACCTGGACCATCTCACCGGCGGTCTGGTCGGCCACCGTCATGGTGTCACGCTTGGCCCACCACCGGCGGATGGCGGCCCTGAGACCCTGGCGCTCGGCCAGGACCGTCTTGCAGTCGCCGTAACGGGCCACGTCCAGGCCGAACAGGATGGCGGCGAAGTCGTACTCGTCGGGCCGCAGGTGGCGCTTGGTGGCCGCCTCGGCCAGTTCCCTCGGGATGAGTTGCTGGAAGGAGGCGGACGGGAAGTCGCCCAGGACCCTGACTCGGTAGATGTCGGAGTCCTCGCCGTATTTCTCGTTCATTCGCTCGACGTACTCGGGGGTGACCAGGGGGCTGTCCAGGCATGAGAAGCGGAGGGTCCGCCAGAGGTGGCGGTCTCGGTTGTGGCTGTCGTAGAAGTAGCCGGAGGTCTGCGTGGGGTTGCTGGTCATGGCCACCCGAGCGCCCGGCGTGGAGAGGGCACCCTCGGAAGCCTGGAAGATCGTGTCTGGAACGCCCGACGCCTCGTCGATGATGAAAAGCAGGTTCTCGGCGTGGAAACCCTGGAGGGCTTCGGGGTTTTCCTTCCTGGCGGTCCTGGCGACGGCGAACTGGGAGTATTCCGCCCCCCGGACCTTCACCTGGTCCGCCTGGACGACGACTTGATGCCGGAACCAGTCGGGCATCCGGCTATGCCACTTGGCGATCTCGGCCCAGAGGACCGACTGAAGCTGGTGGCCGGTGGGAGCGGTGCAGGGCACCCTGGAGTCCTCGAAGCACAGGGTGTGCCAGAGGGCCATCCAGGCCAGCGTGGTGGTCTTGCCGGTGCCGTGGCCCGACCGGACGGAGACTCGGGCCCCAGGCTCGGCCACGGCGTCCAGGAGGCTCTTCTGCTGGGGCGTGGGGTCCACGCCGAAGACCGACCGGACGAAGTAGACGGGGTCGGTGCGGAAGCGCTCGAACTCAGCGATCAGCCTCT